TGAGTCCATCCGATAGAATCGATATCATCATTTGTTCCAGTGCTAAATGCTCTGTAGTAAATTCTAACATCTGCTTCGGGAGGACGAGACATCTGGAAATCAATTCTCAGAGATCTGGATTCTCTAATCAAACGGGCAAGTCTTGTAATATATACACAATCATTTTGATCACCAATAGGAAGTGTTGAAACATCCTGAGAACGATCAATCTGTCCTTGTTGACCATAAGGAGAAGAACCACCAGGCCATTCATTAATTCTATTAGATGTTGTAATCAAAGAACATCTATCAAGATCAACAACTGGTGAAAGTGAGGATTTAGTTGTGGAAAGGTCAATTAACATGGTTAAAGATTTTTCACCATCAAGTTTTGCATTTTCATTAACAGAAGATGCAATCATCTTAGGATTGGGGAAGAAGTTAAGATCGTTCAGTGTAATAGGGGTATAAGTACCATCATTAATAAACGATGATTGATCACGAGGAGAGGAACCGCCTTCGCCACCACCATCTCCAACAGATGTTGCGGTAGTTGTATTAATTCTAGCGGTGATATCTGTTTCGGGCATATTCATGACAGAAACAGTTGGTGTGAGAGTTTCAAATTGAACATTCTGAGAAGCAAAGACTCGATTGCCACCTGCACGAATGCCGTTATTTGCAACACCTGCCATTTGAAGCATATAAGTATCCATCCAAGGACACTCAAGACCTGTGTGAGTCTTATTGATATCAATGAGAGGAATACCATCAAGATTGTAACATTCAACAGTAGTACCAGATGTATGTGTTACATCATTTGTGTTATTTGCACCCCTACCAGAAGTAGCAACAGTGATTGTTTTACCATCACTAGAAATTGCATTATACTTAATAATTTCATCTTCAATTTTTACGTAACCAGGATTTGCATCACTAATCGCAGCACCATTTACAACTGTATGGAAAGTACTTGCATTATCCACTGTAATAGATGTTGCTCCAGTTGCTAATGCACTAGTGAGACTTGTTGGAGAAATTTCAGATTGAACTCCCTCAATTGATACATTATTTGCTCTATGATGCATACCATGATTTCTATGGTAGATAAGAATTTCTTTCTCATCATTTGCAAAAGTCGGAGCACTGGGTAAGTATGCACCGAAAGAATCACCACTTTCAGTAGAAGATGTTACAGTTGCAGACCAACCTCCTGCTTCGTTTAAAGTTTCAGCATCTGTAAATGCGCCTGTAATATAATGAAGTACTAATGCATTAGACCCATTCCAAGTCTTAACAATACCAACAGAATTAGAAGTTGCACCAGTAACAACATCACCAACTTCTAATGTCCCCGAAGAATTGCCAACAACCATGGTTGCTATTGCGTCAGAAGATCTAACTCTAAAAGTAGTAGATGTTCCTTGTAACCAATTACCAGATACATCATTAACTGTAATAGTATCTGCGGCACTACTAGATGTAGTAGAAGAAACTACCGTTGCTTCAGCACCAGAAGTTTCTTGTAGCAAACGAGCACCAATACTAAATGTATATTGAGTAGAAGTTGGACCAGCAGTAAGGACAAGTTTTGGTTTGATAGTCTGAATTGGATTATCAATTAGTCTATGAATACCATTATTACCCTTACCTTGGGGTGCATTATTGAGAGCAACTGTTCCGCTAGTTTCAGTGAAGTTTGCACGATATGCAGTAAATTTAAGATCTTCGTATTGATCTGCAGTCCATGTAGATGCATTCTGTGATTTGAATAGAACACCAGCATATGGTTGTGCCGAAATTGTTCTTGTACCACTAACATCAATATCACCCATTCTAGAAATCCAAATTTCATACTCATTAGAGTCTGACAATAAAACAAAACAATATTCTACAGAAGACTTAATGTACACTGGTGCCTTAAATGTAAATTTGGTTCTTACAGCAGCAGTTTCAGAAATTTCTACTTGATCGGGTGTAATTGTAACGTCAGAGAATGGAAGAATAGACTTTGTGGGATAACCATTTTCCATCGTTCTAATTTGCATAGAGATGGGAATATTATCATCTTTAGTTCTAAAGAAAACATCAACAGAACTAATAAATACGCCACCTTCTTCTTCTATAATAAATGATTGTGCAAGAGGATCATACCAACCAACCTGACGAGTCTCAGTTCTAGTAGTTTGAACAACTCTATCTTCGGATACGGTATCTCTAACAATTTCGGCATTACGAACTGCAAGAATATTTTCTTGAACTGTTTGTAGAGTACCTGTTGCCGAATATGTTGTGTCAGCAGAAGAATCTACCGCACCAGCAACTTTACTATTAGTTTCGGATGATGTAAATCTAAAGTTTCTAGTTCCAGTTGCCCAACGAGGATTTGCATCATTTTTCGGAGAAGGAACAAAGAATGTACCTTGAATATTACCAACATTATCAGTCAATAAACGACGATCTTGAACAACTGCCCGAGCACCAGAAGATTGACCAACTAAAATTTCACCAACCTGCATATTACCAAAAAAGTCTGGAGAGACATTTTCTGAAATAGCAGTAATATCATGATTTAAATAGGCAGTTTGAGAAGAATATGAAGTAGGAAGTGCTTCTGTACCCTTGCCATAAGGATTTGTCTTGTAACCATCATCTGGAGCAACAACTTTTAATTGACATCCAGAAGTTTGTCCAATGACCGTTTCTCCAACAACAAACGGAGTTTCATTTGTTCTAGAGTCAGTTGTAGAATTTTTGACAAGTTCAATAACTTTAGGTGTGATATATGTGGTAACACTAACTCCATCAAAGAAAGCATAGAACCTAGTACGAGGTTTCATTCTATCAACATTAAATCCAATATTTCTAGAACGAATCCAAGGAATAGTACTTCTAGAAAGAACTGTATCTCCTAGAGATCTACGTTCAATTTTAGGAACGACCCTTGTGCGAACACCCTGTCTAGATTGATTATTAACTACACGGAATGTACGACGTTCGTGTAGATAGAAAAGACCTTGACGGCGCTGACCGTGACCAGCACGACCAAGTTGACGACCAACACCATATGTACCAGATCTGGATTGAGTTTGAGAACTAGATGTTAATGTTTCACCAGTCCAGTTAGTTTGCCAAGAACCCCACTGAATAGGTGCAAAACCATTTTGATCTACCTGTAAATCTCTAGAAACTGAAGAAAAGTCGCCTTCAACATTTTCAACACGAGCAGGAAGACGCTCAATATCAATCCAATCGTCAGATGCAGGTGTTAAATCAATACGACCAATAAATGTAAATACGTTAAATGGGTTAACATTTTCTGCTCTAGATGCATAGGGTTGTGTAATAATTGCAACTTCTTCATAAGGAAGCATTAAAACATTACCATCAGTTTTAACAATATTTGTAGAGTCTGTTGCATTATACTGCAAAGAAATATTGGTAGTATAATGCTGAGGACGCAATTGTCCTTCTCTAAAATCGAGAGAACACTTATAATCAGGACTAAAGACATCACCAGTAGTATGATCGGTGAAATCGTCAACTACATATCCATTCTTAAGACGATCAAATCCATTTTCATCATAAGTTTTAGTATTTTCTGCTTGAGATTCAAGTAAAGATAATGATGTATAATATTCAACATGAGTTAATCTTTGTTCGAGATCACCAATATCTTTCATCGTATAACGACGAATAACCTCAGTGTTGATCAGAACATCTCTCTCTGGATCAAATACATATGGTTTATACTCAATTGTTGCCAGAAGCATGGCATTTTCAATCTTTGGAGGTGGAATTAAATAATATCCAGAAACACCCTTACTCACAATCAATTTACCATCATGAGAGAGATACAGTTTATCAAGTCTTGGAAGATACCAAGAATAGTCCGCTCTAAATGACGAATCTACCTGCATGATATCAAAAATAGTTGCTCCACCAGAACCACCAGTCGTGTCAAAGACTCTAGAAACAAAATCAAAGGTCGTACAATTGACATAATACGGAGCAGTGACCGTTCCAGAACCATTCCTCAGTTCTTTGACAGCAGGACGGAAATCAATTTGATCTCTAATATACTTAATAGAACCATCTAACTTATAATTGGGAATTTCATCGTAATTAATTCCACTGTAAGACTCTGCTGAGAAATAATCACCTGATGCCTCATGAGTAAAGAAGTCAAAAATTACTAATAAACGTCTTGTAGGTGCTACTACAGAGGGAAGACGAACTAATTTGGAAACATCATAAAAATTAGTCCTCTGACCCGATTCTAATTCAAATTGATCTGTAATTACTTTACTACCAGCAAAAATAGAATTCTCTCCATCATCAATTCACCACTACTGTTTTCGCCATCAATAGTTTCCCCAGTGATGAATGGAATTTCATTCAAGGCAACATAATAAAGTTTTAAATCCGCATTGGAAAATGTAATAACTCGACCTCTAGCACCTGAAGTTTTACCAACAATCAATGTACTTGCAGCGAAGAAGACCGATTCGGTAAGAACAACATATGGAGAGGATGCATCATTGTCATCAAATGATTCATAGATTGCATGAACATTATAGACATCATTAACACCAAAAGAGATATCTAAATCTTCAACTCTAGTTCCATAAAGAGCACTGTAAGTAAGACCTGTTGGTTGCTCTTCTACATCTTCTGTAGTTTTAAAGACCTTAAGTGCCTTCATTTTTGAAGCAGTCTTAATCTTTTTAGTAACAGTGTTTTTAGAGATAAGTGCCGTTAAAGTTACTGTCGCAACATTTGTCAATCCACCGATAGAAAATGACTGATTATCAGAACCAAAGGATGCTGTTAAATTGCCAGCATCTACTTCCGCATCAATATCAACATTTTGTCCATCGGCATATACTGTAGAACTGCCATTATCAATAATAGTAAGAATGTAATTATCGTTAGATAATGCAGCAAATGATTCGGTTTCTGGTAATGTAAATGTAATAGATCCAGAAGTTACAGTTTTCGATGCAAAGTTTCTAAAGACAAAGAATGATTCATCATCAAGAGACTTCATTACATCTTCAGGGAGATCAAATGAAAGTTCACCGTTCTGATAGTCTTTTTGGAAAATAAATGGACGTAATCTAACAAACTCACCATATTCACCAGCAGTAACAGTTCCAACTTTTAAACTATTATCAAGTCTAGCAATCTGATCCGTGTAATTAAAAATTACATCTCCATCTAAAATGCCTGCTCTCTTATTAGATGTAGTTGTTCCAATATTAGTCGGATCAACTCTTTTGACACGAATGGTATTATTACCCTCAACATCCGAGATTGTTGGCGTAATTACATCACCAGGTCTCAAATCTTTTTCAAATCTAGTTCTAAATCCAGTGAGATCTTCACGGCCGACACTAGCGACATCAAATGTCAATGCAGCACCGCCACCACTACCAAGTTGAGCATCGGCAACGGTGATGGTATCGTTGATAGAATATCCACTACCAGCAGCGGTAACAGTAACAGTAGCGGCACCATTACCATCAACAACAATCTGGAATGTTGCATTTGTTCCACCACTAGGAGAAACGGAATAATTGGAAGTACCAATATTATATGTACCTGCTGTTCTAGAAGAATCTGCAGCGCCAATGGTATCTACAGTAAGGATATCACCCGTGGTTTCGTCAGTTTTTACAGAAGAGGATTCGATGGGACGAGAATCATTTAAGATCCAGTTTGCACCAAATCTAACATTCTGAGAACCATCAAGACCAAAAGAAGATCTAACATCAGAAAGTTGATAAGTATGTGCTGCATCTAATGTACCAGCATCTCTACCATTAATTTGAAGTTTTTCACCATTAGAGAACACTCCATCTACATGCTCAAGGTAAATGTAATGAGTGTTATTTCCAGTATCAGCAATATAACCAGAAGCACCCGATGTAGCACCAACAATTTTGGTTCCTACAGTATATGTTACAGGATTTGTAATATTCAATACTGTAAACATCTGCACATCCATAAAATGCAGATTATATACACCACCAGTTACTGATGGTGTAGTTCCAAAGGGTGATGTTGCAGCTAAAGCAGTACTAGATTTTTGAAGTTGAACGAGTCTACATCTTCCAATACGATTAGCGCCAGACTTAACTGCACTTGTTGCATTTGCAGACCAATCATCATAAAGATTTAGGATCTGATATGCATCGGTAACACCGTCACCAGATACTTCTGGCCAACCATGAATATCATAAACTTTTACAAAATTACCAAGATTGAAGTTAATAATTCCATTTTGACGAGTCTCAAAGTCTCTTGGTTTATCAACATCAACATATTGAGGAGAAATGAATTCAGTTCTATATCCCCTAATATATGCTTTACCAGGAGAAATTTCAATCGCTAACTTTTCATCGCTGGCAGTGTTTCCATCTGCAGATGTCTCACCCTTGTTATACACACCATTATTAAACCCATCATTAAGATGCTCTCGTAATTTTACATCAAAAGTATCAATTACGTAATCACCAGACTCTTCAAAAGTTCTACGAGCTAATGATTTTTCAAGTTCACTGTATTCAGTTCTTTCAACAAAATTTTCAATTCTACTATTATTAATTCTCAGTAGTTCAATAAAATCTTTGTCTGCTTCGTCATCAATTAACCTTTTTACAAACTGTGTTTGAATTTTAAATCTATGAGCACCAGGAGCGGAATAATTAGAAGTTCCCGCAGCATTATCATTTAAAGATTCATCATCTTCAGGAGTAATAATCGATTCTAAAACTTCGAGACCAACTCTGTAAGAAGGATTATTGCCATATTGATCTAGAATCAAATACGAATTAGGAACATTGACAAAATGCCCTCTTATATAATAGACACCTTCACTAATATAAGCAGTAGAACCTACAGCAGTAGCATTAACAGGGAGAAGTTGGGCAAAAGGAGTTCCAATCTCAATTAAAGTAGAACCAAACGTAATTTCTTTGTCTGTAATTAACTGTTCATTAATTTGAAAAGTTTTTAGTCCTGTGGCAGAAGTAGTGTCACCAGAGTCAATATATTTTACATATAATGTGATATAATCTCTCTCTGATTCTGAAGCAGAAATGCTATATAAAACTTTTGCCTTTACGCCTGTAGTAAGACCTTCAATAATAGTACCTGTTAACTGAGTTCTATAAGTCTCAACATCACCACCCAAAAAGGATTCTTGAACCAGTACTGCTTGAACATCCAGGTCATAACCTACCTGACCTGGAATGACCATTGCACCATCTTTAAATAAATGTGTGCCGATAGACTCTACCTGATTCTGCAGAACGCTCTGCATGGTGCTGAGTTCTCTTGCCTGAATGGGGAATCCAGGACGAAACAACACTCGATAAAAATTCTTATCTTTATCGAAGTCGTCGTAATAAGGTGTGACGTTGAGATTAGTATTTTGTGCCATTAGAACTCGATTACGATTTTGATGTCTTCTACCTGGTCGTTTGCACGACTGATTGCTCTTCTATTATCTATATAAACAACCTGACCGCTATTTGGTTCGATTTCAGGTTTTGCATAACCACTAGTAAATCTCATGCCAAGATCATATTCTGTATTGTTAATAGTTCTAGAAGAAGAATTTGGAACTGCTGGAAAATTAGTATCTGGTTGTCCAGATGCACCCGAAGTTGCACCACTAATAACATTAGAACCATCAAATTCATTTTGAGTACCAGTAACTTCTGGGAAAATACCATCAACAGAATTCTGATAATATTTCAAAACTTTAGTCGTAGCATTCCAAGAAATAACTCTTGCACGAGCAGTGATATTTGTACCACCAACAGTTCTTTGTTGAGTGATAATTTCATCGGGAACATAGTTTCCTTGAAATGTGGGTGAGAAAATAACTGCTTTTGTAGCAGAAACTGTTAAATCTGCAAGAAGTTCTGAAGTACCAAACTTCAGGGGATTTGTCATTAATCCAATACGACGATAATCATTATCGATGGGAAAATCGCCCGCACCCTCATCATAAGAAAGTTTTGCATTAATCATCACACGAAAACCGCCAATTTCAATAGCAGAATCATATCCATGTCCATTTGGAGGTGGAATAATAACATCAACTTCTCCACTAGTTCCAGTTCCAATACCAGTGATAGAACTAATACTAATTTGACCAAAAGTATATCCAGTACCACCAGAAGTTACAGTAGCAGAAGTAATCTTACCACCATCAACAACGATGGAAACACGACCACCAGTGCCGTCACCATTAATAGCAACGTTATCATATGTGCCGTTATTATAACCAGATCCAGCAGCATTAATAACAACAGTGTCAATTTCACCACCAACAGCGTTTGTCTTTACCGAATCATTGGTAAAGACTGGCATGTAATCGTTGGAGAAAAACTTAAGGACTGAAGCGACAGGAATGGTGTACATGTATTTCCAACGATATCCATCACCAGTAGTGATGATGCTAGTGGAAGTGCCAGTAGGCTCAACTGTAGAAGGTTTGCCATTAGGGTCAGAAGGAGAAGTACCATTAAAAATACACTTATAAACTTGATATTGTGAATTCACAACATAAAAGTCTGCATCGTATAATTTGGTAGCGCCTGAAGCAGCAGTTTTGCTGGGAGAATAATCATGACGATACATATCATAAGTAAAACCTAAACCACCTGTAGTTTCTTCAGGAGAAACCCAGTCAATGCGACGAACAACTTGAATCGTATCTGCAGCAAGAACCCTCTTTAATGAGATCATATCATCAAAAGAATTGGAAAACTCAGAAAATGAGTCTACCGCCTGAGGTGGTGAATTTTCATTATCCCAAGGTTGTGGTCTTCCGATAAAGACATAAACTCTATCTCTATTAGATCCTGCCGCAGAATCGCTCTGAGTTGCGTCAGGACCCTCAAGTGCTTTAATGAATTTTCTCGCAGAAAAAATTCTAAATTGATCAGTAAGTAGGGCTGCCATTTCCTAGGGTACTATTATCCTCTTGTTTATTTATGAAGGTTACGAACGAACTGTTGTTAGATATTCAATGCTCTCGATTCTATATTGTGCTCCACCGTTACCAGAAACTTTCTCTCCACCAAAAATAGCATACCCAACAGCACCAGAACCAGTAGTATCTGACGAATCATTTGTGAATGTTAATGTTGGATGGAGATTATAAGTACCATCAACAGTTTGAATATATCCATATCCACCATTGGTAATATTAATGGACTCAACCTGATCACCCGCCGTAGTCATTACCACAGTACCTTGTGCTTGGATATCACCAGTATTTTCAAACGCTAATGTGGGTGCCGCAGAATAATTTGTACCTGCATTTTGAATAAAAACATCCACGATAGTGCTTCTTTCAGAGAATTTATAAAGATATCCTGCTTCTCCAACATTTACATTTCCAGTATTATATGGGACAATATCCTTCAATTGAAGAGTTTTTGTGGTGGAATCCCAAGAAACAACAGTTCCTCTAACTCCAGAGACATCTCCAGTAACAACTTCATTAACACTAAAGTTTTGTCCATTACCATCATCAGGATTCAATTTAAGATTAATAATAGATACGTGCTCTTTGCCCTCACTTAAACCTCCTGCAGTTGCAATATTCGCAAACTTGAATGGTACACTAGCATCTTTAACACTGTCACCAACTGCTAATAATGTCGTATTAGTTCCACCCTGTGTTTCTTCAATACCATAAAGCGAATTATAAATTCCGCCATCGAGATTAATTTGATTTTCAAATGTTGTTCCCGTATTTACTAAATCGGCAATTCCATCACCTGCACCAGAATTTTCATCATTATCTTCAAATGTTCTATCTTGTAAAGTGGCAATAGGAACAGTTAGCGTAGTAATTGTAGATCCTTCTTCAATAATCACTACATGAGGTTCTTGAGTTGAATTACTACTATTAGCAACCCCAGCATCAAATTGAACTGTAGCATCTTCAGTTGATGGGATGCCACCATCAATGAATGCCAATTCATCAATTTCAAATGTTAATAATAATTCTCTAGTATTAGGATTCCAATCATAAACTTTAGCAACTTTATTATTTGCATTTTCAACTCTACGAATTATTCGATCACCAACATTAAATTTATATGTTGAAACACCATCAGAATCATTCTGACCATCATCAAGAATAACTCGTTGATCATAATTAAAGTTTACTCCTCTAGTGAGACCTGCAAATTTTTCATCTGTTTTAGATGTATATGAAATGGTCTCATATTCAAGAATGAATTGACCAGAACCAGGGAATGAAGATGTACTTTTTACAAAAATTTCTGTGTCTGAACTAGTGGTGCTCTTAGTAAGACCTGTTAGGTAGATATTTTTAGAATTATTTGCTTGACGAGCTCTGGTTTTACGTTTTAAGTTGACTAATCTAGTGAAAACAACATTTGGAGGTGATGTGTAACCCTCACCTTGTTCTGTTACGGTAATACTTTCAATTTGACCCTGATTAATAGTAGCAACAGCTTTTGCACCTGTTCCACCACCACCAGTAATCAAAACAAATGGTGGTTCTTGATAGAATTCCCCCGCATTATTAATATTGATAGAAGTAACTTTACCCGTGGTATCAATTTTTGCAGAACCTTGAGCATCTTGTCCTCCACCACCTTCAAATATAACTGTGGGGGCACTAACATAACTTCTACCAGGGTTTTCAAGTGTCAGTCCAGTAACAGTTTGAACTGTAGAGGTTCCACTTGCACCAGAACCCTCTCCTCCAAGAATTCTAGCAGAAGTTGTTCCATAATAATTATCACCATTTTTCGTCATTCTGATATAAGAAACTGATCCAGTATCATCAAGAATAACTTCTCCAGCAGCACCATCAGGAAAATCTTGAACGATTTCAGGAGTAGTATCCCCTTCAAAAATAGGTGTACCATAAAATTTAGGACCAATCGCATATGGATAAACAGGATTACCACTAGAATCCTCTGTCATATAATATGCGTATGTTCCATTTGGATATTCAGGAGTTACACCAAATTTACCGTTATATGCATCCAGAGTTCCAACTGAAGAATCATAAATGTAATCTTGAACTAAATCTCCAAGAATATATCCACTTTGAACTGTTCTCAAACCAAGACCACTGGTTTGATATCCAAAAACATATAAGGTATTAGGTGCTGTTGCTGGTACAACGATTTGAATTCTTCTTTGTGATGCTGCGTTAAATCCAGCAATATATGCAGCATAAGTTACTGTAGAACCATCTAATGTATACGTAACCCCTAAGTCATACAAATATGAGGTTGTTCCAATACTATTGGCAGGATGCCATCCACCATCTGTTTCCGAAAAAAGTAAATATTCGCCATCATTAGATGAATGATCTTGATTAAAAATGAAAGTTTTACCTCTACCCAAAGATAAAAAATTGGGTCTAGATCCATCAAATAGAAATTCACCACTAGAAACAGTTACTGTATAAGTCGTTGTAGTTGGAGTATTTACAACAGGTCTTGCACCAGGAAGTTCTGCTGTGCTTCTTAAGCGATACGAAGAAACTTCTCTAGCAGCATTTCCACTGGAGTTATATCCATAAGGACCATAAATGGGATACCCATCATAAGACATACCAATAATTTTGGAGTGTCCATCGGTATGGCGACTATAATCTAAAGTTTCGCCAGAACCAAAATAATTTTCAACATAATAATTATTAATTAAAGTTTCAGCACTAGTATCTGTGCTAAGAATCATGTACCCCTCATCACCATCTTGACCAGCCATATTTGGATGATTTAAGCAATAGTAATAGATCCTATTACTTTCATCGGCATTCATCATGAATATGGGCATATATTCACTTTCATAATCTGCTGCTGGAGCTGATGACGACCCAGTACTCGTATAGTAAAGAGTACCAGGATTTTCGTTGTGAGTGCCGTCAGCAGTTGTACTGAATCTAATCGGATGATTATTGTTAGTAGAATCAGACTGATTAAATTTAATTAGATAATTTCTTTTTACTGTAATATTTTCTGGAGCAAAATAAAATGTTCCTGGTGTAAAATTACCAAATTTTGCAGCATCAGTACCAAAATCAATATAATATGCATTAAATGTTGTTGGTGGATCTGCAATGGTAAATGTAAATCCTGTCGATCCCAAACATCTATCATTTTCGGAGAATGATGATCCCGATAATACTTCTCTTAAATAAATTCTAGTTACGACATTAGATTCATTCCTAACAACTTTAGATATCTCACCCGTACCATTTCCACCAATTTCGTCGATAGTTCTACCTACAGAAATTGTTCCTAAAGTCTCGTCAACATTCTCAACATTTAAAACTACATTTCCATTTTCGACCTTTACATTCCAAATGAACTCCCTAAACTTACCCCACTCAAATACGCCATTTGTTAATTTAAATTCATCTAATGTTTTACTTGTATGATAATACTGAATATTACTATCAGTGACAGTATCATATGAAGTATTAGTTTTTACGTAATCGTACTTTACCGAATCAATAGCAAAATTGGTAGGTGCATTTCCAGTAGTGCCCCACTCTGGAGTATGTAAAAGACCTCCGTTTGCTAAAATTCCAAGAACTTTATTATTTTGTTCTGCTCTAGTTCCAGGATTGGGAACATCTTTGCCACCTCTATAGATAAATGTCTGATCAAAATTTCTATCTATAAGAGGTCCACCACCAGGTGCTGCTTCTGCCTGCGTCCATACAGGTTTGGGGTGATTGTCTGATTGTATACGAAGTCTATCTGTAGTTCCAGTAAACGAACCTGATGTGGGCGAATTTGGATGTGTTTGCCAAATTCTATTGATATCAAAAGAATTTACTACCGTAGGAGTTTCTTGTTCTGGAAAAAATTGTAAACGTAATGGATCATATCCACGACCTCTTTCAAGAACACGGACATGAATAATTTTTCCAGATTCAGAATCAATAATTGGATATAACAGTGCTTCCTGATCGGGAGTACCACAACCAGTTACTGTTAATCTAGGTGGATCTGCAGGATCATATCCCGTACCACCATCAACTACTCGTATAGCACGGACACCAAAAGTCGCATCGAAAATTGGTTTAATAACGGCACCCGATCCAGGAACTTGTCTAGTCATTTATATCAGTTTAATACGTTGATAGTACCATTCATCAATGAATGAATAGTGCATTGATAATAAAGAGTATTGGGAGAATCCATAGGAACAGTCCAATAAAGTATGCTTGTTCCACTACCAGATTGCCCTGTAGTATATGGAGTCCCAGAAAGACCAGCACTACTTTGAATTCTGAAAGGGTGATTAGCACCATTTGCAGTGTTATCAAATGCGTATGTCATACCCCTCATAACATAAAGAGTTGGATCATCAGTAGGAGCAGAAAAACCAGGACCACTAAATGTAAAATGATTTGAAGCATTATTACCAATATCCCACCAAGTCATTGGACTGCGAGTTACAACCCAATCAGTACCATTCCAATATAAAGAATCCCCTTGAGTAATAGAGGGAACATCAGTATCAGTTAACGCTGCAAAAGTTGTAATTAAAGTTCCATTAAATGCAACTGTGACTGTATCACCAGAAACAGAAGTTACGATATCATTTCCACCAGCAATTGTCAGAGTATCAGTAACGGAGTTTGCTGTCGTTGATCCAGTATCTCCAGAAACAGTAGCAAACAAGTTTTGCGTAGCGCCACCTTCACTACCACCATCATCGGCGGGTGTCCAGTTAGTTCCGTTCCACTTAAGAACTTGGTTTGCTGTGGGGGCAGCAGTTGTTGTATCTACGTCAGACAGAGCATCAATACTAGAATACTGAGTGAGCAATGCCGCTCTAGTGTCACCAACACCACCTGCAGTAATATTAATATTTACATATGGTTTGTCATCACCATCTACAGTGAAGAAATATCCAGGATAGCTTGCTGCAGCGGGTGCATTACCAAGAGCAGTATATTCATTCTTGTAAGAAATTGTAGATCCAATATCTAAATTTCCTGTAGCACCATCAAAAGTAGCAGTTTGAGATCCTGCAGTAATAAGAACATCCCCAGTTCCATGTGGAACAATACTGATGTTGCCATTTGATGATGAAATAATATTATTTCCAGCAACATCTAATGCAGAAGTCAATGCATTATAATTATCAGCAACAAAACTGCTGCCGTTATACTTCAATACCTGCCCTGTGGCTGGATTTGCAAGAGATATACTAAGAGAAGTGTTATTGCCTAGAGCAGTATATAATTCATCAAAATTATCATTAATCTTATCACCACCACTTCTCAGAGTATCACCTGTATTATCATTAGCGGAAGTACCAATGTTTAGGGATTGTTTAGCCATTACTCGCTACATTTTTTAGTTATTTATAGGATCTCTGGATCAATCAATTCCTCACCATATTGACTGAGATCTGGTGCAGTCCAATCATCAGGAACAGTTGTTTCTACATCAACTTCAGGATTTTGATATCCAGAACCAGCGTTAGTGATTGTTACTCCAGCAACACCTACAAGTGCCTTAACTCGACCGTCAAAACCAGAGATAGAATCAAGTCTTACCGAAGGTCTGGATGTATAACCAGATCCACCAGATGTTACACTAACTCTCTCAATAAAACCACTTGTCAGATTAGCAGAAGCATTTGCATCTTGTCCAAAAACCGATCCAAGATAGTCAAAAGTGATTAAAGAATTTGAAGATTCGATAACAGCAACTTCACGATCGCTAACTTCACCTTGAATATCAATAAAATCACCAGATTCGATTGGAGGAACGACTTCATCAGAATCAACGTCTGCTTCAGAACCAACATAAGAGAATGCCACAAATGTAGATCCAAATCTAGGAACTTCTGAGAATATAATTCTCGAACCAACGATTTCAAAACCAACTCCAGGTTCTTGAAGAACACCATTGATTGAAACAATAATATTATTTTCGGGGAGAATACTGCTTGATTGAACACCATCAGTGAGAGTAAGCGAATAGAATACATCATTACGCTTCAGGTTAAAAGATTGACGAAGAGAATCAAACTCAAATCCAATATCATCCAATTGCCTTAGTTTGCCGAGATAGAATCCCGTAAAAGAGGCACCCAGTTCAGGTGGTTCACTGAATTGAATTTTATCCGAGAATGCAGTATATGCGGAAGAAGCACCAGGTGGTTGAAGAATACCGTTCACAAATATCATCATGTGACCATCTGGATCGGGTAGATACTGTGTACCATTACCAATAGTAAGATCAAATGTGGTTTGAGTGCCATCAAATCCTTTAAAGAATCTGCTAGTTCTTCCCTTTAACTCTTTTCTAGTAATAACGACCGATTGATAATCATTTGGACCTCTGATACCATCTCGTGATGTAAATGTTCCAACAACACTTGACAGATATAGTCTCTTTCTTAATCCAACATCTTGAATATCCTGAATGCGAGCAGATGCTGCACCAGAAATTGTACTCTTAGCAGAAGATGTTGCCAATCCAACTTGAACTGTATTTGTAGAACTGTAATCAGCTACAGTATCAGTAGACCCAATAGTACCCTGAACAGGAACATAATAAATGTAATTATTATCAAGATCAAGTTCAGAAATAATACCATAATTATTTTCATCTTGACCTTGATTGATAACTCTATAAAGTCTATTACCAACAGTAAAATTATTTACATTAGAATCAACGGTAACAGTCAATCTCACATGACCAGTTGACGCTATGGAGTCACCAACATTTATGTCCAAACCAGCATATTTATCAACATCCAAGAATTCTCTAGAAGAACTAGGATAAAGAACTGATGTTTTTTCAAAGAATCCGTTGATTGTTTCTGTATCAATAGTAAGAGTTCCTCCAGTATTATCAAGAACAGCAGCAGTATTTTGTGAGAAAGAAACTGGTTCAGCAGTTTCGGTACTTGTATATCCAAGGAAAGGAATATTTT